GGAAATCGCGCAAGTTCGCGGGCTCCGACTTTATCGGCGCCCTCGAAGTCGAACTGCGGGCCAACGGCAACTACACGCTGAACGGCTGGCAGAGCGGCGCGAAGGCCGACGGCGCGATGCCTTCGGTTTCGTTCGCGGGCATCACGATCGAGTACGACCCGACGCTGGACAACCTTGGTCTGGCCAAGCGGATGTACGACATCGACATGAGCGCGATCAAGCTCCTGTACATGTCGGGCGAAAAGAAGAAGAAGGCCAACCCCGCCCGGCCGCACGATCGCTTCGTCATGTATCAGGGCATGTCGACCACCGCAGTGATGGTCTGCAAGCGCCTGAACAGCTCCGGCGTCTACGACATCGCCTAACGAGAACCCGGGGGCGCTTCGGCGCCCCTCCACCCACCTCACAGGAGACAGGTCATGTCTTTCGTAGTCACTAACGCGGTTCTCGCCACTGCTGTCGCAAACGCTGGCACCGTGACCCTCGCCTACCCGGCTGGCACCAACCAGGCGTTCTTCACCGGCGCGAACGCGGCGGCCAACACCGGCGCTGTCGTTCTCAACGGCAACGAGGTCTACCCGGAAGCCGCTTCTGGCGTCCGCATCAACCTCACCTACGGCGCGTCGGACATCACCCTGACGAACAACACGGGCATCACTTGGCCCGCGGGTTCGACTCTGCGTGTCCAGCTTGGCCGCGCCGGCAACGACCGCCCGGGCTTCGTTCCGAACCCGGCCATCACGTCGCTCACCACGACTGTCGGCACCGCAGCGGACACCATCGCTGACGGCACCGGCACCTACTCGCAGTCGGTGACGAACAACAACAACGCCTCGCTTGCGCGCAAGATCAACGAGATCCTGATCGCACTGCGGGCGAATGGCATCATCTCCGGCTGATGACCCTCGGGGCGGCCGGCTAGGCCGCCCCACCGACTTTCCCATGCAATAGGAGACGTCATGGAACTCGCCAACATTCTGCTGGCTCTCGGCGGCGACCGGAACAACACGGTCCCGAAGTATCGCGTCACCCCGGCCGAGATCGCCGTGCTGATGGCCATCCACGGAGCCGATGCAGTCTTCGACATCGTGCCGCTCGGCGAGACCGAGAACACCCCGTTCCGGGAAGAGCGTGAGCGCCTGTTCCGCCTGTACCCGGCCAAGAACGAGGACAACGAGCCGATTGTCGTGCAGGTTTACCCGGGCACCTCGCCCATCCTCCACACCACGCTCGAAAGCCTGGGCCTCGACGAGAGCCTGTTCAAGCCGACCGAGCACGCCAAGCCCGCAGCGGCCCCGAAGGCGGCCAAGGGCAAGGCTGCGAAGGCCCCCGAACCGCCGCCCGTGGTCGCGAAAGATCCGACCAGCGCGGACCACCTCTTCGACGACGAACCGGCCGACGCTTCGGTCATGGAGTGATCTGAATGGCGCGCGGGAAGACGCTTCTGAAACTGCTGCAGGACCTGCGCGCCGAGATCAGGGCGTCGGGGAACGTGGCGCACCATGCGTCCTCCCGCGAGAGCCACGTTGTCCTCTTGCAGCGCGTGCAGGAGGACATCTACGACCGGCACGACTGGCCGCTCCTCCGCATCGAGCGCAACGTCGACGTGCAGGCGGGCCAGCGGTACTACGACACGCCCGACGACATCAACATCGACCGGCTGGAGTGCATCGAAGTGCGCTACGGCCAGCAGTGGTGCCCGCTGGAATACGGCATCAACGCCGACCACTACAGCGCGTGGGACAGTGATCTGGATGAGCGGTCCTGGCCGGTGGAACGCTGGCAGATTTACGAGGGCGAGCAGATCGAACTCTGGCCGGTTCCGGCGGCCAACGCGGACGGCCCGTCGCTCGACGGCCGCCTCAAGCTGACCGGCATCAAGAAGCTGCCGCCGCTCGTCGCCGACAGCGATGTCTGCGTGCTGGATGACCGCCTCGTCGTCCTCTACGCCGCCGCGGAATTGCTGGCGGCCAGCGGGGCCAAGGACGCCCCGGCCAAGCTTCAGGCCGCTCGCGAGCGCGAGCGGATGCTCACGTCCAACACCTCGAAGATCAAGAAGTTCTCCCTGAGCGGCCGTGACGACGAGCCGGGCTGGAGGCCGAAGGGCCCGCCTCGGGTTCACTACAGGACGACCTGATGGGAACGGTGTGGATTAAAGATTTCCAAGGCGGGCTGGACGTTCGGCGCCTGCCCGAAACGTCGGCTGGCGGCACGCTCATGCGCGCCCGCGACGTCCACATCACCCGTGGCAAGGAACTGGAGCAGCGGGCCGACTTCGTGCCGGTCTACACGCTCCCCGCCGCGCTGACGAAGTCGATGGCCGTCGTTCCGGGCGGCCTTGTGGTCTTCGGCCACCAGACGGCCCCGGGCGGCCTCCCCGCCGGCGTCTCGTACCAGCAACTGCAGCACCCGAGCGGCGAGGCGCTGGTGCGTGTCCCGTTCTGGACGCGCTACCGCAGCAAGCTTCAGGTCATCGGCGAGTTCGCCGACGGCTCGCGCTACCTCTTCTACGACGGGGCCCGCGTCACGGACGTCAACGCCCCGCCCAACGCGGTCGGTTCGGGCCGCCCGGCTGTTCTCCTGACCGCTGTTGAGAAGATGTTCGTCGGCTCGGGCGAGAACCTGTTCTTCTCGGCCATCGGCGACAGCACGGACTACGGCGCGGGGGCCGGGGTGGGCGATGGTGTCATCGTCATGTCGACCCACGCACAGGGCTCCGAGGAACTGACGGGCCTCGCCCGCTACGACGAGTACGTCGCAGTCTTCGGCCGCCGCGTCATTCAGACGTGGTTCATCGACCCGGACCCGGCCCTCTCCAAGCAGGCTCAGGTGCTGGAAGAGACGGGCTGCATCGCACCGCGCTCTGTCACGCAGTTCGGCGACGGCGACGTCTTCTATCTCGACCGTTCCGGGATCCGCTCGCTCCGTGCCCGCGACAGCTCCAACTCCGCGGCGACCTCGGACATCGGTTCGCCGATCGACCCGCTTGTCATTGGCCAGATTGACACCCTCGGCGAAACCGAGGCTGCCAGTGCTATTGGCCTGATCGAGCCGCGCGATGGCCGGTTCTGGACGATCATCGACGACACGATCTACGTCTTCTCATACTTCGCGTCGGCCCGAGTCAGCGCATGGACCGAGTACAAGCCGGGCTTCTCGATCACCGACGCCGCGGTGTGGGAAGACCGGGTCTGGCTGCGCTCGGGAGACACCATCTACGTCTACGGCAATTTGCCGGACCAGACGTTCCAGTACAGTGACGACGTCGGCGAGGCATGGATGCCCTACCTCGACGCCGACCAACCGGCCCGCGCCAAGCATCTCATGGGCATCGACATGAGCGTGCGCGGGACGTGGGACATCGCACTGGCCACCGACCCGAACGACACGGATGCGGAAGACCGCGCAGCTACGGTGAGCGAGACCACCTTCGGGATCGACCGGCTGACCGCGAACGGCATCGGCAACCATATCAGCGTCCGCTTCCGGGCCAAGCGGCCAGAGTCGGCCACGCTGCCCGCAAAACTCGGTTCCGTCCTCCTCCACTTCGAAAGAGATGACCAGGAGGACTCGTGATTTTCGCACGTCTTGCCATGCCGGAGGACAAGGATGCAGTTCTTTCGCTCGCGCAGATGCAGGTCGAAGAGACACTACCGCATCTGGATTTTCGGCGCGATCTTGCGGAGGAAACCTACGACCAGGGCATGAAGCACGCGGACCCCACTTTCTTCGTGGCGGAAGACAACCGGGAAGTGGTGGGCTACCTGATGGCCATGATGGAAAGCTATGCTTTCACGTCTGGAATTTTCGTCGTGCAAGAGGTATTGTACGTCAGACCCGATAAACGCGGCACTCGGGCGGCCGTGCATCTCATCAAAGAGTTCGACAGGTGGGGCGAGATCGTCGGCGCGCGTGAGTGGATTTACGGCGTCTCCAACGGTTTCCAGCCCGAACGTACTGTCCGGCTCTTCGGTAAGCTGACCGGCGCGCAGCCTGTCGGCTACTACCTGAAGAAGACGAGGTAGCGCATGGGCGGTGGCGGGAAGAACGCAGCGAGCCGGGAGGCATCGCTGGCCCGGGCCGAGGAAGAAGCGCGTCAGGCGCGGATCCGCGAAGGCACAGCGAACATCAACCGCATCTTCGACGGCGGGCCCGTAGCCACGGGCCGCCTGGGCGCCGACGCGGCCTTTGATCCGACCAAGACCTACTACCGGGCCGACGGTTCGGTCTGGACGCCGCCCAAGGGTTTCGGCGCTCCGGCTGCGCCTTCCGCCCCAGGTGCGCCTGCCAGAACGCCCGGCGGGCTTGTCGGCGCGCTGATGGGCGGCGGGGCCAAGCCCACCGCGCCGAAGACCGGCTCGCCGTCGATCATGGGCCTGAACCTCGGGTCTGTTCTCAGCGGCGGCAAGGCACCGTCGTGGCAGGACATGCTGAAAGCGGGCCTCTACAGCGGCGTCGAGCAGAAGGGCGGCTTCGACGACAACTTCTTCAGCGGCATCCGCCAGTCCTTCGTGGACTTCGCCAAGCCGCAGGTCGACGACCAGTTCCGCAAGGCCGGGGCGCAGAGCACGTTTGGCCTCGCCCGGTCGGGCCTGCTGGACAGCTCCGTGCGCGGCGAGCAGAACGCCGAACTGCAGAAGCAGTACGGCATCAACCTGCAGGACATCAACGACAAGGCGCGCGGCTACGAGACCGAGAGCCGCAACAACGTCGAGCGCACCCGCGCTGACCTGATCTCGATGCTCCAGGCCACGGGTGACGCCACCGGCGCGGCCAACGCGGCCTTGACGCGCGCTTCGACGCTGGCCACCCCGCCGTCCTACAGCCCGCTCGGCCAGCTTTTCCAAGACTCGACCGCGATGATCGGCCAGCAGCTCGCCCAAGAGCGGGCGTTTGCTCTCGGCCTCGCCCCGCGGCCCCGCGACTCTGTCCGGGCCCCCGGGCAGACCGGCGGCTCAGTGAAGGTGACTTGACATGGCTCTCCCGCTTCTCCCTATTCTCTTCACGCTAGGCTCGATGGCGGCAAATAGCATCGGGGCCAAACGGCAGGACAAGGCGCTGGCCGACACGATGGCCGCCGAACGGCTGCGCCAGAAGCGTTACGACGACGAGTCCTTCGCGCTCAACGCCGCCGGGCAGGAACGCGCGGCCGCCGTCCCGGAGCAGATCGAGACGCGCGGTGACGAACTGGCCGCGATGTTCGGCGCACCGGGCGAAGCGCCCGCCGAGCCGATCATCTCGACGCCCGCTTCGTCCAGCAACATCGTGACGTCGCGCGAAGGCGCTGAGATGGGCAAGTCAAAGGCGTTCACCGACCAGCGGGCGGGCGCGCTCGGCGGCCTGCGCGCCTTTGGGGACGTGCTGGGCGACGTGTCGCGGATGCAGGGCCGGGATGCGGGCCAGCTTGGCCTGATCGGCTCCATGCGTCGCGGCTCGCAGTCGATCCTGCCGATGGAACTTGAAGCGGCCCAAGGCGTGGGCGGCAACTGGCGGCTCCTCGGCGACCTGCTGAGCGCGGGCAGCATGTTCGCCGGCACCGGCGCAGGGGCTGGTCTCTTCGGCGAAGGCGGCACGATCACGAACATGTTCAATCCGGCCGTCATGCGGAGTTCGCCCCGGCCGATGCCCGCCCCGGGGAGGATTTGATGAGCACGCGCGCTAACCCGATGGCAGGCCGCTACTTCAACGACCCGGGCATCGCCGCTGCGGTGTCGAACCTGGCCGGGGCCTTCGCGCCGCCGTCGGCCGAAGAGTATCTGCTGGCCGAAGAGGTCAAAGGCAAGCGCACGACGAACGCGGCGCTCGCCGACATGTACGGCTTGGCGGGCGGTGACTTCGACAAGCTGGGCATCCTGGCGAATTTGTTCGATCCTTCCAATTCGTACTATTCGGTCGACACGCAGGCCGCGACCGCCCGGCGCGGGCAGGACGTGACGGCCAACACGGCGATTGCGACGAATGAAGCGGACAACGACCGGGCGCTTCGCGAAGCCCTTCTTGAAGGCGTCATGGATCCGATGGGCCGCCAGTCGGTCGACGAGCAGATGCTGAACGCGATTCTGCCCGGAGCTGGTCTCCCCGGCGTCACCGCCGCGCAGCCGGTCGCGCCGACCGAGACGCAGGCGATGGGCGCAATCATTGCGGGCCTGTCGGACGACGAGTCGCGCGCCCTGCTCGACCCGAGCACGGTGCAGACGCTCGGCCCCGACGGTCAGCCGATCATCACGGCCGAAATCGACGCGATCGGCCAGCCCGCCTACAACAACCCGGGCGGCACGGCCGCGCCGGACCCCGTCATGCTCATCAACCCGGACACTGGCGAGCGCATTTCGGGCTTTGCCACTCCGCAGGGAACTTACGTCCTCGGTGACGGCAAGACCCCGGCCCCGGCCAACCTTGTCGCGTACAAGCTGCCGCAAATCGCGGGTTCCGAGTCGGAAGTCGGTGGCGGGACTGGTGCCAACCGCACCGCCTACAACAACATCCAGGCCATCACGGCCGAAAGCGACATGCTGGTCGACTCGCTTGTCGCGAAAGTAGAAGCGAAGCGCGGGGCGGTAGGCTTCGCCGGAACCCTGCAGAACCTCCAGCAAAACATCGGCCAAGTGCTGCTGGAACTGAACGCCGCCTACGGCAACGAGGACGTTGGCGTGCCGCGTGAAGTGCTCGATTCGATGGCTCCGCCCGGCATGGCTTTCGACCCGGTCTACGCCGAGCTGCGGAAGGGCATCCTGGACCTCGCGTATCTGGAAGCCAACAAGGGCAACCCGGGCGGCGAGGTCAGCCGGTTTGCGCTCGAACGGCAGCTCGAAACGCTGAGCCAAGGCATCTTGGCCAACGATCAGGCGTTCTTGGCGGCCATGGGCATGATTAAAGAGGGCAACGCCCGGGCGCGTGCCGCGGCGGAAGCTCGCATCGGCAACCCAGTCGTGCCGCCTGCCCAGCCCGGAACCGGCGCGCCGCCCTCGACGGGCGCAACACCGCAGCTTTCGCCTGAAGCACAGAAATGGCTGGGGGCCCCCTGATGGCTTGGACCGAAGAACAGCTTCGCGAAGCGGCACGCAAAGCCTACGCGGCTGGAGACGTCGCAGCGGCCGAAGAGTTGTTCCGGGCAGCGCAGGCGCTGCCGGGCTCGACGGCGTCCACGCTGGCCGCGCCTTCGCAGCAACTGGGTCCGCGGATGTCGATGGCTCCGTCAGGCGCTGCGCTTGGCCCGGCCACGCCCGCCTTCGCGGACGGTGACGCGCGAAACGCGGTGGCGGAGGTCCCGCCACCGGCCCCGGATGAGACGCTTCTGGAATCGATTATGGGGCCGGGATGGGGTCGTAGCCTCCAAGTCGGCCTTCAGGGCGTCGGCCGCGGTGCTGCGGACTTTGTCGGCATGGTCGGCGACATCAGCACGGGCACGGCCAACCTCGGCATCGCAGGCGTCGACACGCTGGCCGAGATGATTGCGGGCGAGGACGCACCCGACGCGCTGGACTTCCGCTTCGGCCCGTCGCCGGTCGGATCAGACGCGATCGCGAACGCCGCAACCGGCGTTGCCGAGTCGATGGGCGTCGATGTGATCGACAAGGAAGACATGTCGACATGGGAGAAGCTGGGCCACTCTGCGGCGCGTTTCGGCACGCAGGGCTTGGCGGGCGGTGCGGCGATCATGCGCGCCGCGCCCGGCGTCATCGCGGCGGGCCAAGGCCCGGGCGCGACCAGTTGGCAGCGGATGCTGGCCTCTGTGGCGGAGCCCTACCGGCTTGCGCCCGGCCGGACGCTGGTCGGCGACGCAGCGGCGGGCGCAGGGGCGGGTATCGGCGTTGAGGCCGTCGATCAGAACGTCTCGGACGAAGCGTGGTATAAGCCCGGGCTCACGGGGCTCGCGGCCCTGATGGGCGGTTTCACGGGGGCCACGGCCGCCCAAGGCGTCGTCGAGGGTATCCCGGCGGTCGCCAAGGGCCTCGTTCGTTCTGCACCCGGCATGGGCTCCGACTTCAACCTCCCGCTCCCGAAAGACGGCAGCGGGCCGGTCTCCAAGCGCGTCGCCGACTGGACGGCGCGAATTCTCCAGCAGCAGGCCGTCAACGCGCCGAAGGCCGCACAGACGCTCGGCGACAATCTGGCCTCGTTCGCGGACCCGAACGCTCCGAAGCCGAGCCCCATGGCCATGACCGAAGACCTCGGCCTGCGCAGGCTGGACTCGAACTACCGGAACGACCTCAACCTCGGCCCCAAGATGGAAGCTCAGGACGAGAGTGCGAGGGACTACGCGACCGAGCGCCTGCTCTCGATCCTGGACGAAGGGGCCGATCAGGCCGGCACGCTCAACACCATCCGCGCCCGCCCTGGCGAGATCAAGGCTGAGCGGGACGCCGCGGCCCTGCCGCTCTTGCGCGAGGCGGAAGCGTCGGGCGTGACGGTGAACGCCCAGCCTGTCGCGGACATGCTGGACGCGGCGATGGTCGGGCCTAAGCGTCCCGAGGTGCTGCGCGCCCTGAAGGCCGCGCGCGACGCACTAAACGTCCCAGGCGGCGACACGCTCGACACGTCGGTCAAGGGCCTCTACGAAAGCCGCAAGGCGATCAGCGACCTGATCGACGGCCGTTCGGACAGCAACACGGGCAAATTCGCGCAGGCTGAACTGATCGAAGCCAAGAAGGCGCTCGACGCGGCGATCATAGAAGCGGAGCCGCGCTTCGGCGAGTACCTCGACGAGTTCAAGGCCGGCTCCCGCCCCCTTGACGTCTTCGAGGGCACTGCGGCGCAGCGACTGGTGAACACCGAAACCGACCTCCGCAACGTGGCGTCGCGGATCCTGAGCCCGGGCCGCTACGGCACCGAGAAGGAAATGTCCGACGTCATGGCGATGATCGGTGACAACCCGGAAGCGCAGCGTGGCTGGCGGGCCGCCGTGGCCGACGTGCTTGTCGCGCGGACGACGAAGAACCGGGGCGGGGAAGACCTGCGGCCGGACCAGATCGCTACGGTCTACAACCAGCACCGCGACACGCTGGCTAAGATTTTCTCGCCCGAGGACATGCAGGCGCTGGACGAGGTCCACCAGATCCTGAAACTCATGTCGCAGCCGAAGGCGTCGGCGCTCGCGCCGGACCTCCGCGGCACCGCAGTTGTCGACCCGCGTTCGGCGGTGCAGGCGGCGCTGCTGGCCTCGGGCCGGGACATGATTACGACGACGATGGTCATGTCGCGCCTGAACTTCGTGGCCAAGCTCCTCGGGGCTGACCAGTTGACCATGCCGTACAAGATCAACGAGGTTCTGATGAAAATTCAGACCGACCCGGACCTGGCGCTGGCCATCCTGAAACGCCCGGTTTCGGAGGGCACAGGCCAGAACTGGTCACGCGACGTGCAGAAGCTGTTCGCCGGCAGCGCGGCCGCTCGCGACATGGCCGCGCCCGACGAGGACGAAGAGATGACGAACACGATCATGGACGGGTTCGGCCGTGACGCCTACGGGCGGCCGCTGCCCGCGCCTGAAGTTGGAGGCCCGTGATGGACCTACGTACCGGCATCATCCAGACCGCCAACGCGCTCGGCATGGACCCTGTCGATTTGGCCACGATCATCTCCTACGAGACGGCGGGCACGTTCGACCCGACCAAAGGCGGGCCGACGACGCAGTGGGGGCAGCACCGCGGCCTGATCCAGTTCGGCGAGCCGCAGGCCAAGGAATACGGGGTGGACTGGAACGACCCGCTCGGGTCGCAGCTTGGCCCGCAGGGGGCCATCGCGAATTACTTCCTGGCCAACGGCTGGCAACCGGGCATGGGCATGATGGACGCCTATTCGATCGTGAACGCAGGCGCTCCGGGTCGGTTCAACGCCTCGGACGCCAACAATGGCGGCGCCCCGGGAACCGTAGCCGACAAAGTCAACTTCCAGATGGACGGCCACCGGGCCAAAGCCACCGGCCTCTTGGGCGGCGAGTTCACGCCTCCAGCAGGCGGCCTGTCATTCGGTGCGGAAATGCCCAGCGTTCAGGACGCCAGCGCGCTCGGCCTGTCGGCGCTCTTCGGCAACACCGGCATGAGCATGGGCGCTCCGGTGCCGGGCCGCCCGGGCGTCGAGCAGCAACTCGCAGCCCAGGCGAAGCAGGAGACCGACACGAAGCGCAAGATCGCCCTAGCCGACCTCATGCGGTTTTAAGTAGTGCCAACCGTATGCGCTCCGCGCTGTCTACTAAGTGCTCGATGTGCAGATCGTAGTACGGCTCGGCGAAGCAGACGAGACGCACTAGGCACTTCTCGCTGTCCTCGATAAAGTAGTCTTCGTCCTGCCACTGGTTGGTGGCATGATCTATGTCGCTGGCGGCTACACGCAAAGCCGCGCGTAGCCGGTCGATCTCCTTTAGCGCGTCTTCGCGTGTCATCACGACACCGCTGGAATAACGCGCCAGCGCGCAAAGTCGTTTCGCATGGCGATGGCGCGGCGCTGGTTCTCCTGCGCGTTATGCGAGGTCAAACCTGTGATCGGCCCGTCGTTTCCGTTTCGCTGCGGCCGGAAAAACCGAATGTAGAACCCCTCCAGATCGTCGAGTTCGTCGAGCGGGCACTTCAACGTCAGGACGTTCGTGATGTCGTTGTAGTAGGGGAGGTGCGAAGTGATCCGGGGGAGCAAAGACACGGCTTGGCCGATGTACACGGGCTTGTCGCCGACCAGAAGAAAGTAGACCCCAGCGGTACGCAAAGTCTTCAGGGACAGCGTGGCGCGCTTCACGCGGTTTGGGTCCGGCAGGTAGTCGGATGGGGCGCCCTGCTCCCACAGAAGGTCTGCTGCGGCTTTCGCTTGGGCCGCTTCCGACAGGGCCTGTTTTCTTGTCGCAGGCGCGATTTTACGCGCCCCGCCAGGCCCTTGAAACCCGGTCGTGATCGGCGTGCCCTCCGGCAGCCGGAGCCATTGCCGGACGTCCCGCACCATGTAACGGGGCCTGCCCTCAATGCGTGTGATAGTGGGTCCTTTTCCTTGAGTGGACCAGAGGCGCAGAGTTATGTCGGCGAAGCCGGACATCTCCGAAACCTGCTTACGAGTGAGCAGCGCGTGATCGGGGAGTGCGTCCATGAGCGTTTCTCCTGTGCCCAAGTTATGCCCATATACATGTCTGTCGGGCGGGTTTCGTGTAAATCAATCAAAGCCTTAGCGCGCGGAGAGCCTGTAAGCCGGATACAGTTGTATGCCATTGTCTGGACTTGTCTTTCGCCGCGCGCCCTTGCTTTACGGGCCAGACCGGGGCCGCTGTAGGTCATTGTCGGTCGTGTCGGTGCCCGGATCGGGGCGTGATGCCCGCATTTACGCCGCCCTCCTTCCGATGATGTTGACGGCCTCGGCGTGCAGGCCGGGCACCCATTTGGCGTAGGTCTTCTCGACCTCCTCGACCGTGTTGCCGAGGATCTTGGCGATGACCCACAGCGCCACGCCGTTGCGGGCCATGACGGTCCCAGCGGTATGTCGGAAGACATGGGGCGTCAAGCCGGACACCTTCGCCACGGTCCCGACGCGGGCCACTGTCTTATTGATGTGCCCCCCGGAGCCGATCACCAGCGCGTCGTCGTGCGCGCGGCGGTCGTAGGCTTCCTGCAGCACGCCCCGCAGCGCATCCGACATGGGCACGCTGGCCCGGCGCTTGCGTGTCTGCTGCGCGCCCGGGGCGAGGTAGTGGATGACGCCCACCTTGAAGTCGACCTGCGGCCAGCGCAGCTCCTGAATGGCCGTGCGCCGCGCCCCGGTGTGCAGGGCGAGCCAGACGAACAGCCGGACGCGGTCCCCCATGGTCTCGGCGGCTGACAGCACCCGCTCGATCTCGGCGTCGGTCAGCCACCGCTCGCGTGGCGGTGACTTGGCCGGGAGCGGCTTCAGGATCGGCGTGTCCTCGAACTTGATGACGCGCTGCTTGACGGCGTGGTTCCACGCGGCGCGCAGCACCGAGAGCTCGTAGCGGATGGTGCTGGGGGCCACCCGCCGGGCCGCGACATAGCGGTCCTCGATCGCCTGCGTGACTTCCTTCGGCTGCAGATGGCCGAACGTGGGCTTCAGGTTGGCCCAGGCCGCGTTGGCCCGTTCGTCCGTCTCGCTGTAGCGCATGGCAAAGAGTTCGTCGCAGGTGTAGCGGGGCGCGGCGTCGACGCTGGCGCTCAGGTCGCACCACTCGTCAAAGAAAGCCTGTGCTTCGCGAACATCGCGCGTGCCCGTCGTCTTCCGTTTGCTTCGGCCTCCCTCGGACCAGTGGACGTAGTAGATGCCGGTCTTTGGTTCGGGCCGGCACTCGTAGGTGAGGCCGTGCGCGTAGCGGCTGAGGTTTGGCATGATTCCTCCACAAATGCAGTGACGGCATGTGTATATCACTTTCGGCGTGGATGCAAGTCCTATCTTGACAAATTGTCCAGACGCGGCTAGAGAACGCCGGACATGGACAAACAAGTGACCCTTGACGTGCGGCGGTTTCTCGACGAGCAGTTCGGCGGCGTGCCGGCGCTCCTGGAGAAACATCCGCTTTGGCCCTACGACACGGCCATCAAGTGGCGGCAGCGCAACTCGATGCGCGGCCAAGATTTAGCCACGCTTCTCGCGATACTTGAGAAGCGGGACCGCAAGCCCGTTTCGGTTGCAAAATACATCACGGAGGACTCATGCCCGGTGCGCTCGAAAACGAAGCCCTCCACTACTGGAAACACGTTCAGCGTTTTCGACTGACGTCCGGTTTGGCTGTCGACAGATCAGAAACAGCGGACGAGCTGGCCGTTCTGGCGCAATACAGCGAGCATCCGGTCATACGCAAGGACGTGACCCGGGTTCTCGAGTCCGGCATGGCGGTGGCCAAGTGATCGTCCTCGGGATCGACCCCGGCCAGTCCGGCGCCCTTGCGTGGGTATGTGGGGCCGAGATCATCAAGATTGAAGACATGCCGGTCTTCGAGGTGATGCGGAATGGCAAACCCCGCAAAGAGTTGAACGTCCACGGACTTGCCACCCTGCTCGCGGACCACCCGGCCGATGTCTGCTTTCTGGAGCAGGTGGGCGGCATGGAAGGTGACAGCCCGTCCAGCGCCTTTACGTTCGGGCGGATCGCCGGGGCGGCCGAGGCGGCCGTCAAGCTGTCCGGGGCGCGGTTCGAGTTCGTGGCGCCGCACGTCTGGAAGCGCGCGATGGGCCTGATCGGCACGGCGAAGGACCAGTCGCGGGCGAAGGCTACGAACAGGTGGCCCGCCTTCGCGAAGCAGTTTGCACGCAAGAGCGACGACGGCAGAGCCGAAGCCGCTCTCTTGGCCGAGTATGGCCGCCAGGTGTTGCACAAGGAGGGGATTTTCTCGTGAGCCGTCTCATTGCCTTCACGGGTCCGGCCGGGTCCGGCAAGTCCACCGCCGCCGACGCGCTCGTCGAGGAGGGCTGGGTTCGCGTGAAGTTCGCCGACCCGCTCAAGAACATGATGCGAGCTTTCTACCGGAGCTGCGGCCTGGAAGACGGCACCTACATCGAGGCCCGGATCGAGGGCCTGATGAAAGAAGAGCCGGATCCGTTCCTGAAGGGCCGCACGCCGCGCCACGCCATGCAGACCCTGGGCACCGAATGGGGCCGCAACACCATCCACGAGAGCGTCTGGGTCGAGGCGTGGTGCCAGAAGGTCATCAACATGTTCGACCGCGGCCTCGATGTCGTTGTTGACGACTGCCGGTTCCCGAACGAGGCCAACGCTGTCCGGTCCTTGGGTGGCCGAATCGTCGAGATCATCGGCCGGGACAAGGGGCTGGGAAAGCGCCACCAGTCCGAGGCCGGCGTCGGCGAGGCCGACATGCAGATCACGAACATCACGTCGCGCGAGCAATTCCAGCAGGACATCGTCTACGTCTTCTCGCGGATGGACTTCCCAGACTTGGAGCCGGGCGAAGAAGAGGCTTGACATACGCCTGACATACAAGTATCGGTTTTCGACGGACATGAAGAGACAGTGGGCAGGGAGCCGTTTGTGGAAGCACTACCTCACCAGATCACCGGAGCGCGCTTCCTGTCGGACAGGAACTACGCCCTCCTCGCGGACGCGCCCAGAGTTGGGAAAACCGGCGCAGCGATCATGGCGTGCGACGACATCCTCGCTTCGCGCGTGCTCGTCGTCACCACGGCCTCCGGGCGGCCTGTCTGGGTCCGCGGCTTCAAGGACTGGTCGACCTATGCCATGCCCACCCGGGCCGTCTACGGCGAGCTCGGCGACATCTCGGGCGGGTCGCTGCGCCTCGTCGTGTCTTGGTCAGAGGTGGCGAAACACGCGCAGGCTCTGAAGGCGACACGGTGGGATGTGGTGATCCTGGACGAAGCCCACTACGCCAAGTCGATCGACACGAAGCGCACGCAGGCCGTCTACGGCGTCTTTCGTGGCGCGAGCCGCGACATGGGCATCGTGGACAGCGCGGCCCGCGTCTGGTGCCTGACCGGCACGCCCATCCCGAACGCCCCCAACGACATTTACCCGATGCTGCGGGCCATCGCGCCTGACCGCATCGACGACTTGGCCAAATACGACGACTTCCTGCACCGCTACTGCATCGTCCGCAAGAAGGCGATCAGCCGCTGGACCAAGATTGACGTCGTGGTGGGCGGGAAGAACGAGGCTGAACTCAAGGCCAGGCTCGACGGCTTCTGGCTGCGGCGCACGCAGAAGGACGTGGGGATCCAGCCGCCGGTCTACGAGATGCTGCCCATCCACATTTCGGACAAGCAGCGGCAGGAGATCGAGGCCCAGATCGAAGGGGCCGAGGACATCCTCGCTGCGGCTGAGACTGGCGAGACGCGGGGGCTAGAGATGCACCTCGGCACCCTTCGTCGCGTCACGGGCACTGTGAAAGCCGCAGGCGTTGCGGATGCAGTCGAAGAGGAACTGGATGGCGGGCTCGACAAGGTCGTGCTCATGGCCTGGCACCGTGACGTCATGGACCTCTTGTCCGCGCGCCTGTCGAAGTATGGTGTTGTCCGGGTTGACGGCAGCACAAACCCACATCACCGGGACGATGCCGTACAGAAATTCCAGACTGGCGAGTTCAGAGTGTTCATCGGCCAGATCGTGGCCGCCGGAGAGGCTATAGACCTCTCGGCGGCGTGCGAGCTCGTCTTCGTGGAAAGCAGCTTCGTGCCAAAGGACATGGCCCAAGCCGCGCTCCGCGTCACCAATCACGGTCAAACGCGGCAAACCCGCGTCCGTGTGGCGGCCCTTGAAGGGTCCGTCGACGAGGCCATCCAGGCCATCGTCATCCGCAAAACCGCAACCCTGAAGGAGATCATCGCGTGAAGATCGAGTTTTACATCGCCGGCCCCAACAAGATGAAATGGTTTCACGACGCCTACCCCGGCTACATGGCCGCGCAGGAGGCCGATGACGCGCTTGAAGAGGCCAAGTGGGAGCAGCGCACCGCATCGGTGCTTGAACACGGCCAATCCGGCGAGGTCAAGACGGACCTGCAACCGGAACCCGTGAAGGCCGAACCGGCCAAGAAGTCCCGCGCCAAGAAGGCCGAAGAGCCGGCCCCCGAACCGGAACCCGCGGCGCAGATCACAGCCAGCCCGGAAGATCGGAAGCCGGTCGAGGAGATCGAGGAAGCCGAGGTTGTCGATCCCTTCGAGGACGCGCCGGCTCCGAAGGTCTACACCCGCCAAGACGTCAAGGACGCCATGCAGGCATACGTCGCCAAGCACGGCATGGACGCGCTCGCGGCCAACGCGGCCACTCTCCTCGGCGCCAAGAAGC